TTGTAATCTCACCTTTTGTTCCTGTTAATTTTTTTACTAAATCATCAATCAATTTTTTTGATTGGTCATAATTTGGTGTAACTACACTATCAAAAAAGTTTCCTGTTTGTGCGTTTTCTTTAATGTATGTTGTCTTTTGTCCAAGATACGTTGAATATTGTGAAGGATATGGAGTAACGGTTACATTAGGTTTCGGGTAGTCATTTGCAAAATAAAACCCTATTTGTTCATAATTTTCTTTCAAATTGACTGTTGTGTTTGTACTTTGTGCAACAACTTGTCCCTGTCCTCCATCAACACCTGTCTGAATAGTTTGTTTTGACCATTCAATTTGTTCTCTCGACAACTTTTTAGATGTGATAGCTTCTTGTAATTGATATAAATCGTTTGGATTAATCTTCCAATATTTCTTTGCTAGTTCATACAAATCATATTTCAGACATCCCGCAAAGAATGAATCCAAAATACTGTTAACTTTTGCTGCGTTTGTTTCATTAGACAAAACTTTGTTAACAATAACATTTAGAACTGACGGATGGTCAACCACTATTTTCCAAGATAAAGTTCCTCCTCTGTTTGTACTTTTGTATGTATAAACAGGTTCAGGTCTACCCAAGAAATCACTGGCGTTCCAGTTTGCAGAAACACTTTCACTGAACGTCAAACCATATGGAGGAAACCACATTACTCTTCCACCATTAGGACCTCTCTCACAAATAGCTAAGTCCGAAACTGAATAACCTGGTGTGGATGAAGTTCTCCACGCTAAGTTTTCTAATGAGAACATGTACTTCTTAGCAAATGCGTTGTTATCGGTACCAATTAAATTTGTTGAGCTTTGTCCGCCCTCTTGTTTGTTAGGTACTATATTAAGATTGTAGGTATTATCTAAAACTGAATCAGCAAATCTTCTTCCTTTAGTTGTTATACCATCAGACTTTTGTAGGTCATTGTATTGGAGATATGGTAAGTCTTTGGCGAACACTCTACAGTACTCACTTCCAACCTCTTGTCCAGGAGCTCCAACGTATCTATAAACTCTTGAACCTTTGGTCATTTCTTTATATCCATCGTTGAAAACTTTTGATACTTGGTCAATTGCATTACCAACATGTTGTAATCTTTTCCCTCCTTGGGGCTGACTATTAATTAATCTTTGAGTATCATCTAAAATTGAACCTTCTTTGAATGTTCTGTTTGTTGACTCCGTTGTATTATATGAAGATGGTTTAAAGTCCTCGTCCTCGTTTGTAATCTCCCCACCAATACCAACTTTTTTACCAGCATTTCCTTTGTACTTTGGAGACACCCAAGTGAAACCGCCCTCAATACCACCACCATTACTGTATGTTGGTCCGTTAGCACCTAACTTAACTTCCTGACTTGGTCCCTCATATAATTGTGCAAGTTCCGTTGGTCCGAAAACAGGTGATTGTTGAACTACCCCAAAATCATTGACTGGTAATGCATTTGGAGGTGAAAACACTTGTGAAGGTTCTGAACTCCTTGACCCTACATAGTAGTTCGAGTTATTCGATGTCCCTCCAACTAATGCTCCAGCAACTCTATTAAAGAAACCTCTGTCGTAGCTCGGTTTAAATTTGTTGAAGTTGATGTTTTTGAAAAGTATAGACCTTTGACCCGCACCTGTATTGTTCAAAAATAATTGTGAACCCGTCTGTGGTGCACCTAATAGTCTGTTAACGAAGTTTCCAACAGTGCTTCTTCTGAAAGCATTTTGAAGCTGTTGGATTGTTGTTGGCTGTCCTGAATTAATAGAAGGGTCCCAATATGAACCAGGTATTGGTGAAACAGGTATAATACTTCCCGCAAGTCTTAGTGCAAAGTCTGTTGCAGCTAATATCGGATTTGACGGTACTGTAATCGTCCAATTAGGTTCAATTAAAGGTACTCTACCTGTAATAATATTCAACGCGTCGGTTCCACTATCAACACTGAATAGATTGGCACGAGCCGCAGTGTTTTGATATATTTGTTGGGCTATTCTATCTTGGAAAGACTTTCTGAGAGTCTCAGCACCTAATCTAGCAATGAAGGAGTCTTGACTCAAAAGTCCATTACTTCCTTGTGGGTCTCTTGATAATAAAATCCCTACAGGTCCGTATGAAGATGGGTTAAAGGTGGTTGGGTATGGTTGGTTATTATAAAGTCTTGTACCACCTCTAACAAAGTCAGGTTGTGTAATGTACTCACCACTATCAAGTGATGTTTGAGTTCCATTGGCATATGCGTTGAGAGGTTTCCAAGCAGGTGAAATTGACCCAAACCCTCTTTGAGCAGCAACTTGAGATTGGTCTACAATCTTTGCATCTTGTTGTCCAGGACCATACTCACCTTTATTGGATTTGTTATTTAATAAACCTGTTGGGTCAGGAACTTGTTTAAATCCACCCTCAGCTCCCCACTGATTAAGTGGATACAACTTGTTTGCAAAACTTGGGTTATCAATTAATTGGTCAGGACTGTCCTGTACAGAACTATCAGTTTGAATATATTCTGTATCAATAGGTAAGGTTGGTCTATTAGGAGCCTTAGCATACGGAGTTAGGTTCCTCGTAAGGAGTTTTTTTCTGAACGAAGATGAATTACTGAATTCGAGTAAACTAGGCATTTATCCTTTTATCTATAAATAGGTAATTGAGTATTTTTTTATTACTTGGGTTTACCCATTGCGTCTGGTGGGGTTGAAATATTAACGATATAATTTTGTATATTAAGTTCTCTAAATTTGTCGGCTAATATTTTTTGTAATTCTTGGATTTGTATTGTCGTCAATCCTTGTGCTCCGTTTAAGTTAACATCAATAACAATTTTTCCACCCATCTCAACCTTAGATGATGTTGTTGCCCCATAATTTTGTGCAATTGATTTGACCTCTTGTTGGACTTGTTGTGTCCTATTTTGACTTGTTGTTGTGTTTACGTCAGTACTTGAAGCTGGAACCTTACTTAATAATCCTGATGCTGTTCTTGAAAATATATCGTCCCCTTTGATATTTTTTTTCGCTTCTGCTGATACAACTTTTAATTTGTCCATGATGTTAACACCCATAGACTTCAAAGTGTCTCCAAACTCTTTTCCGTATTCCTGAAGTACTTGTAATTTGTTCTTATTGGGGTCCATGAAATCTTTTTGGAATTTCTCTGTACCATATATGAACTTTTCAGTACCTCCCCTAACGTCTCCAACAACACCATCTTTCACATTAGTAAGTGCCCCACCAATCGCATCTGTGATTTGTCTTAAACCCTCCATGCCTCTTCCTATAGGAGCCGCAGATGCAACACCACCAACTATCTTGTTTCGGATTGCAGATACGTCAGATTCCATGAGTTGAGTTAAATTCATTTGACTTCTTGCCAACTCTTCTAAGGTTTGAGGTCCTTCTTTTTGTTCTTTGATTAGTTTATCAAATTCTTGTTGGGTTATTTCCGATAGTTTTTTTGTTTGTTGTTGTCCTCTATCGTCTTTAATTTGAACTTCGTATTCACCTCCCTCACCCATTTTGGCGATATTAGCCAAGAACTGTTTGTCTTCTTCACTACCAACCTTAAGTCCTGCGGCACTTATTGCAGATAACCTCTTATCAAGTTCCGCGGCGGCTAATCCCATCTTACTCATTTCTTTGGCACTTACACCTGTTTGAGCTTCCATTTCTTTCAATATCATCACACCTTGTGGATTAATTTTGAAAGACTTTGTTTTCTCATCAAAATAAGTAAACTGTTTTGATACTTGAGCCAAACTATCTTGTAGACCTGATGGGTCATTGATTGATTGGTTCATCAATTGGAATGGGTCAACAAGGTTGCCAGCGGAAACCCCCAATCTTTGGAAGGCTGATGCTACTTCAATTGCGTTTTCGGGAGAAAGAACTTTGTCCGCTAGTCTAAAGGTTTCGTTCATGTCGAACCTCAACATAGACGCCTGAGCAGCCATTTTTGTTAACCCTTGAACTCCTCCCTCAAACTGATAACGATTGAGTTGGTCCATATTGGTTCTCATCATCTTCACAACCTCAGACGCATTACCACCTATACTTTGAACATACTTAATTGACTCTTCTAATTGAGGACCAATCTGGCTAACGCTCATTCCAACATCAAGGAATGCGTTTGTTAAAACTTCTGCGTCTTCATTTAATACCTTATTAGCTGCAACAAGTTTTTCGACATCTCGGCTATTCGCAATTACGTTCCTTCTAGAAGCTTCTGCAATTTTATTTATTGTACCAGTAACATCTTGTAAGCTACCTCCGATTCGGTTTACACCAGGAACTGTATCAGCTATTGATTGTTGTAATTCAACAATTCTTTGTCTACCTTGAGTAAAGGTTTTGTTGATTTGGTTAGCTCCGTCGGTGAGTCTTGTTATGGCGTCGGCAAAATCCCTCACACCGATGTTAAGCATCTTTTTGAGGTTTTCACCAAAACTACCTATATCATCACTATTCTGTGTACCCTCACCAAAGTTAAAATTATCTTTTGCCATATGTTATATAAATACAAAAGGACTGATTTTTCAGTCCTTCTTATTATCTTCAAGCCATTTATCTAACAAATATTTTCTAACAAACAACGGCATTTTTTCAAAATCCGTCCAAGTAATTCCCAATAATCTGTTAAGATAATAGAATTCGTCTATTTGCCCTTTTCTATAATCAGAAGAAAGGACGAAAAAACTCCACCCCGAAACCAACATTTACTGTTAGTTTTTCTCCTGATGGGGCTATTGCTTCTCTGGTCATATCCAGTCTTGGTTCATTTTGGTTCATAAATTGTCTGATAAATTTGGAATCTCCAATTGGCATTGATTCAACAAATTTAACAATTTCAGCTCTATCGGTAACTCCGTTCACTTCTACGATTTCTTTATTAAGTCTCCACGTAACTCTTGGAGCCGTTCTACCTTGAGGATAAGAATCAATCATTTTTTGAATCTCATTAATGTCTCCATAAGTCATTGGTTTTAACTTAACAGTCGCTTCTGACTTTGGAAGTGTTACAATAAATGTTCCGTCATCACTTGGAGTTTGTCCTTTAACAATTGATAGTTGGTCCAAAACAACAGTTGTTTTGAATGGTTTCTTTGTTTGAGGGTCCACTAAATTAAGTTCAACCTCAGGACCAAAGCCTGTGTTTCTTAAGAATACCAAAATAGCCTCAACGTCACCTTCCAACATATCTTCAATTTTCATATCTGGTTCATACAACTTACTTCTAAGTAAATTATATGTAAGGTCTAAACCTCCACCCATAAGAATGTTTTCGTCAGCCGCTGTGAGGTATCCCACCTTAACCGCTTTCTTTTTGTTTTTATAAAAAAGTCCCTCCGAGGGTAACTGTACCATGTCGTGGGGAAGGGTCAAATTTTGTTGACCGTATTGTCTTGATTGTTCGTCCATATAAAAAAAATAACCGTAAAGTTTATGTCTTTACGGTTAAATATAAAAGGTTTTAAATTTTTGTATATAGTATTAGTAAACTAACACACATCTGTCCATTCTCAAACTACAAGTGATATCTGCAAGTGCGTCTGTAGCGTAACTTAATGCACCAAAGTTAACATCAGTTAGGAATGTTCCATAAAGAATCCACTTTTCAACTACCACACCTGTTGGGTCAAGCATCTCAAGGTCGATATCTTTTTTATAACCCGCAGCATATCCCATACGT